TTCTAATACATTAATTTTTTCTGTAAGTTTACCATAAGTTGCAAATCCGCCACCTATTGCAACTACTGCTGCAATCAAAGCTGCTATTCCTGCAAGTTGATCTTTAAGTTTGCCCATTTTTTAATATCTCCAGTTCATTCAAAAGCTGTTGCTTCTTAAGATTTATCTCTCCAAGTTTTTTTGCTTTGATCTCTATCTTATCATTTTGAATATACGTTGCAAGACTCTTATTTGCATAAATAATTCTATTATCTATAAGGTTTAATTGTTCTAAATATATATCTTTTGGTGCATAAAATGCTACGTTGTAGGAGTCTAATGATAGTTGATTGTCTACCATTGCATCCATTTTTAATAAGTTTTTAAGTTGTAAATTCTTTAATGGGTTTTTTATTTTTTCATCAACTTTAGCCATAACTTTTTCTAATTTAGGCTTGACAGCTTTTTTCGATTGTACCTTTTTTTGTTTGGTATTATCTTGTTTTGAAACAACGGATGTTGCAGGAGCCTCGCTATTAGATTCTTTTTCTTCGGGTTCTTTTTTTTCTTCTCTTTCATTTTTTTCTTTTACCACACTTGTTTCTTTTTTGCTAGTTTGTGGTGTTTCTTTTTTAGGTGCAGATGCTACTTCCATAGTTGCCGGCTCCTTGCTGTTCGTTTCTTCCTTCTCTTGTGGTGGCGCAGTTAACATAGGTCCAGCTGCCATAGCTTTAGGTTCTTCTTCTTTAGGTGCTTCTTCTTCCATTACAGGCCCTGTTGCTATAGGTGTAGGTTCCTCTTCTTTCATCTCTTGCGGTTCTTCCATAGCAGCAGGTGGTGATAATTCTTCAATTATCTCCATAAAAGGCATTTCTTCCTGTACCATCGCAACCATTTCTTCTTTTAATGTTTCAATAGGCATTGCTTCCATAATAGGAGCAAACATCTCTTGTGCAATTGGTGCTTCCATAACAATCGCACCTGTTTCTTTAGATGCTATCTCAAACGTTAAACCAGATTCTTCTATACTAAGTTCTACTCGTGCACCTTCTTCTAAATTACCTGATGCAAAAAACTCTTCTTCAATCATAGACTCTAGTCCAGATATAATATCATAGATCTCATTCTCTGTAAGTTCTGTTGTATTTAATGCTTCGTTAATAACTGTTCTCTCTTCTAGTGTTAATGGTTCGTGATCATCTATTGGAAAATCTAATAATAGTTCTGCACCTAATAAGTTAGGTCCTCGTAAAGCTGATGTACTTTGTTGCCCATCAAACCCTTGCCAATACCATTCGTATGATGCTGCACCTGTACCATTCCAAACTAAGTTGTCATGAAATTTTGCACTGTTAGAATTATAACCTGCATCATTGAGTCTTGTAGTTGTCATCTCTGCCAACGTATTACCATTAGCATCTTTAATTTTTACATGTAGATTATAACTATCATCAGCACCACTTGATTGGCCACAACTAAAAGAACTTGATCCATCTTCACAGTTTTGTACACTAAAATAACTATTTAAATGTATTCCGCCATCTAATTTGTTTTGTGTTGAAGTATATGTTGTACCAGCCTCAACCCCATCAATATCAATTAATGTACCACTTGCTCCTACTTTCATATCCCTACTCGATTCTAGCTCACCATTAAATGCTTTACCACAATGGCCACCGACTGTTGTACCACAAGTAATTGTAAAACCGTTGTGTGTAGAGTTGTTAGATAGATTACCTGTGCCTGAGTTTACACCATCTAAATTAAAGTTATCCATGTTTGATGATGTTGTGCCTGCGTTCGGTAATATGTTTGTAGATGTTGCGGTATCGTTTTCTGCTTTAGCACCAAGTATTATTAATGTTGCTATTAAGAAAGCGTATAGCCATTTCATTTTAATATAAGTTTTTTAATACTTCTGCTACCATCAATGTTATTTTCTAATTCCGCCATAGATTTTATACATTGGTATTTAACTTTGCCATCAGGTTTTAACTGACGTTTAGCAACACGAGCCCCTTTTAAACATTCAGACATTGAAGTTTGGATACGTGCTTCCTTGATCTCTCCGTTAATAATCATAAGTAGGGCTACCACTAACTCTGTCATTCATGACTCCCATTTGCTCTTACTTTATCTTTTAGATGTTCAACATCTTCTAAAAGTTTTTCAGTTTGTTTTTGTATAAATTGTATGTTGACTTTGTTGTGCATCATGTCTTCAATACGCACTTCTATTTTCTCTACTGTTTGATAAAGATCTTCAAGTAAAAATAGTTGTTCCTGGTCGACTGGAACTTGTTCACTTTTTTTAAGTAAATCATTTTCAAACAATTCACGTGACGTCTCCAGTGATACTAATCTTGCCGTCAACTCTGTGTATGCAAACACACCAGCTGCGACTAGCAAAATTAATGATGCTACCGTCTTCATCGGCATTTGTACAGCTGCTTCTTCTGATATGTTTAATGGTTTTTTACTCATTTCTTTTTTCTCATATAATTTTTAGATGGTTCATAGTCCCATCGTTTACCGTGATGACCTCTTATATCAGCCCACCACATTCGCAATCTTACTATCCATTTACGTACAGGTCTAGGCATCTTTTTTCTTTTTCTTGCCACATTTACATCTTGGTCCAGCTAATTTATTAGCTATCCATTCACATGCATTATCAATTGTTTCTAAAAATTTTATGATATATTTATCTAACATTTGGTTTTTTTTTTGGTAAAATTTCTATTTTAATTTCTTTATCCATTTTTTCTAATTCTTTTGTCATTTTAACTTCTTCTTTTAATCTTAATTTTTCTGCTTTTTTATCAGCTTTTTCTCTGTCTTTTATACGTTTAATATATGTTTTATAATCTGGTCTTTCATGGCCATATTTAGACCACAATGCCATAGCTTCAGCTCCAATTTTTCCGTCAATTGGGCAAACGGTGCCGGCTGATATCATGCTTTCAAATACACGTTCATCTTGGCAAAGGATGGCCACGGCTGCTACACGCATTCCAAAGTCATTTAATATTCTTGCTAACTTTAATCGTTCACAATTTTTATCAATAAAATGTTTTCCGCCGCTGATACCAAGTCCAAATGTTTGTACTCCAAGTGATCCACCTACTGCACATACATCTTGTGTCATAGAATTATATGATGGTGCTGATGATGTGGGTGGTGCAGATTTTATATTAGAATTAGATGTAGAGTTTGTTGTTGTGTTAGATGATGACCCGGATTCATATGTAGTTGCTCCTCCAGTATACCCACCTTCAATACTTGTGTTTGAACCACTAACGTTGCTTTGTGAATTTGCTCCTTTGGCTGGTCCACCAAAAAGTGCTAACAAAGTTATCAATATAATTAATATACCTGTAAAATAATAATTCATTTTGCTTATTTCCATTATTTTTCGTATACAACCTCGTTTTCCCATGTTCTATCGTCGTCTCTTATAGTGCATTCACAATCTTCACAGGTACACATACCATATTCATCTGCATGGAAATCCATAACACAATGACATTCATGATTACATTTAATGCACTTATTCATTTATATTATCAATGATACTGCTACTAGAACTATTGCAATTTTAAAAATATGATAACCCCATAAATTTTTAACTTCATCGATAACTTTATTTCCATGTTGTCTTACTTCATCAATCATTTTTCTTCTCCTCTATTTCGTAGAAAAATTTATCTGTGTCTTCAGTTTGCCATTTACCAGAATCTTCTACGTTCCACTCTGATGTCTGTACCTTCCAATCAGGGATATTATCTTTTACAGTAAAAGAAGGTAGGTCCCATATAATTCTATTGTTAGGTTGTGCTGCAAAATTACCGTCATCTAAGGCAATAATGTGAGCGCACTTATGTTCGTGCGGTATTTCGGAATGTTCCGTATCGACTATATTACTCTCTGGATGTGCAAAGTCAACGGTAAATAGATAATTACCATGATGCCATTTCTTATCTTTACCTATATATTTTCCATGTTGTCCACTTAAGATATCATAAGTAGTAACAGCAGGGTAATAACTAAAGCTATTCCAAAGTTCCAATTCATCAAGTCTTTTAATGGGAACAGTTGATGGTTGAAAATCACGTTGAATAAAAGCCGTAATTGGGAGACGATAAAAGACTGCACCGTTCTCCATAATTGCGTGCCATAAGATAGCGCGCCCTGTAATACAACTAATGCCGAAGACAATACAGTCTTCAACTTCGCCATGATGTTTTTTATTATCATATAGATACTCCTTTTTTATTTGTGCGTAAATTGGTGGTATGTTTGCATTTAAGTAAGCCATAATAATTATCCATTAATTTCTCCCCAGTTATCACCTGATTCATAGTCAACTTTATTAGGGATTTTTAATTTAACAGCATTCTCCATAATCTCAATAATTTTTTGAGCTTGCTGCGGTGATTCTACAGAAATATCAAGTTCATCATGTATTTGTATGTGTGGCACAATACCTTCTCGATATAAATCTAACATAGATTGTTTAGTCATATCAGCTGCTGAACCTTGTATTAATTTATTTAATGCCTTGTAAGTCATAGCTCTTCTAATATTTGCTTTTGTAGCTTTAGGATATTTTTCAAAGTATGCTGCTTCTGCATCTGCTTTACTCATAGGTGCAGTAAATTTACCGTTGTTCCATTCTGCTATTTCCCATTTATCAAACCTACATTTTCTACCACCAAATGTTTTTATATATCCAAATGCAGAGCCATCTCTTGATATTGCATCCATTAAATCTTTTACAAATGGTACACTGTCATGATACTTATTAAATAGTTTTGTTGCTTCATCTTTTGTAGACAACCCTAATTCTGCTTGAAGTTTAGCTTTACCCATACCATAAAATAATCCAAGGTTAATTGTTTTGGCTTGTGTTCTAGATATGTTAGCCATATCCGCAACAGTCTGGTGGAAGTCTACAGTGTTATTTTGAAAACGTTCTACTATTTCTGTAACCTCTTCATCGCCTTTAAATTTTGTAGCTGCATAGTGCACAACTAATCTTGGTTCTTGTTGTGAGTAATCAAAACAACCCCATTTGTGATTATCTTCTGGTATAAACAATGATCGTATCATTGGCCCTAGCTGCTTGTTTCTCGCTGGAATTTGCTGAAGGTTTGGATTTGAGTATGAAAATCTACCAGTCACAGTTCCACCACTGTCTCCTCTAATTGGATTTATATCAGCATGTATTCTACCCTTATATTGATATTTAATAATTGTATCAATAAATGTAGTATGTGCCTTGTTTATTTCTCTAGCTTTTGCTATCTTGTGTACTATAGGATTTTTATGTTCTTGTAAAAAATTTTTGGTAAAGGAAGGTGCTTTTGTTTTCTCAGTTCGTATATAAGATAAATTTAACTTGTCGAAAACTTTGGCAATCGATCTTGCTGCCCATATTTGAGGCTCTATTCCTGTTTCTTTTTTTACTTCTAGGAGTAATTTTTCTTCTTGTGATGCTAACTGTTTCTTTAATTTATGAGCAGCTTCAACGTCTACGCGTACTCCCTTAAATTTCATATCAATTAAACAAGGAAACAATTGTGTTTCAAGATCAAATACTTTTGTAAGATCTTGTGTTTTAATTTCTTTAGATAATGTTTTAAATAAAGCTAAAGTTAATTCAGCATCTTTTTCCGCATATGTTCCTACATACATTGCAGGTAGTTTCCACATCTCAGACTTTGCATCTATACCAGCTTTATCTGCTGCAGCCCTTAATGCTGTTTCATCTTTAACTTTACCAAGATAATCTATAGACAAACTGTTTAGTGAATAATGAAATCTATTTTCATTTACTAATGATGCCATGACCATTGTATCAACAATATGGCCATTTATTTGCACTCCATACGCCCTTAACCAACAGACATCATACATTGCATTATGAAATAATTTTACATTTGGTAATGCACAAACTTCTTTTATCCAACGCATTACTACAGTTTCATCAAAAAAGTTTCCCTCTTTGTGTCCAAAAGAATAATATCCAGACCAACCTTCAACAGCTACAGCGATACCTACAATTTCTCCATCACCTATTAATGCACCAGAACCACGTGATTTTAAATTAGGATCTCTTGTTTCTAAATCAATTGCTATATATTTGTGATTTTTAAGATTAGGAAAAGATTCTGGACTTATCCATTCTGTCTGTGCTTCAAACATTAACTGTAATCTCTTTCTAATATCATCTCTAAATAATGTATTGCCTTTCTCACATCTTGCTCTTTTCCCTTTATAGAGTGCCTACAAATATATTTTATAGCGTTTCCCTCTGCAAAAAGCAACTTGTTTTCATTAATAAACTCTGCAGGTTGAATGCACATGTTGCGGTAGTGTTTCCCGCCAACCTGTTCTTCTAAAGATTTATATGTTGTTCCTTTAAACATGTTTTTGTCTGTCATACTATGGGTCCTCCTATTGTGTAATAGTAATCTGATGTTGGTTGCATTATATATAAATTTTCTTTTGCTCTTGTTGTGCCTACATAAAACAATCTATGTTCTGAATCTTGATTTTCATAAGCACTACGATAAATAAATTCATCTTGTCCTTCTGTACCATAATCTGTAAACAAACATATGTTATCGCATTCTTTACCTTTAGATCCATGTAAAGTTAATAATTGTATTTTGGATTTCTCCATTAATGTATCTCCTCTTTCTAATAACGTTTGCATATAATCTTTAGTATCATTTGGAAAATGTAATTGTTTCCAATCACCGTCTATTAGTAAACCGTGTTCACTTTTTAATTTATCTAAATCAACACTTGTCTCACGTTGTATAGTCTTACCATCAGAATAACCTCTACGAACATGTCCTTTTTTTACTAATAAATAACTGTAAAGTCTTTCAGCTTCTTCAGAAGAAACAAAAGCTCCTTGATTTAATCTTGTCCAAACTTGATAAGCTTCCAGTATAGTGTTGGGTAAGTATTTATTTGTTTTACCTGTAAATCTTACACCTAAAGAATAAAAATGTTCTGATATATTTAATAATAATTTATTTGTTCTAGCTAGTATCATCCAATTACCTTTAGAAAAATCTATCTCATCCAGTGTATGATTAGGATAAACCATTCCTTCTGCATCTCGCGGTATCCATTTTTTATCTATCCTACTTGTAAGTTGATTTAGTATTTTAACAGCTTCTCGATGCACACTTTTAGGTACACGACGAGATACTTCTTGGTCATCTCGTTCGCCTTCTTGTTGCATAAAATAATCAGGATCTGCTCCTTGAAACCCATAGATAGTTTGGTCATCGTCGCCAGCCATATATGCTCGTTTACATTTTGATTTTATATAATCAAAACATTGCCATTGATTAGGACTTAAGTCTTGGGCTTCATCGAG